TTAAAGCAAGGAGAAAAGGATATTCATATAAAGCAGGAGCAATGCTTGCACGTAATTATTTCTTTGTAAAAAATTCTAAAAACTTTGTATTTGCAGCACAAAAAGAATACCTTATTGGTGATGGACTTTTATCTAAAGCGTGGGAGTTCTTATCTTTTATAGATGACAATACAGCATGGGCTCAACCACGGTTACGAGATAGGGAGATGAACAAAATGTCTGGATACAAGAAAAAAGTAAATGGTATTGAAATTGAAATGGGGATGAAGTCTCAAATTATGGGGGTATCCTTAAAAGATAATCCAGATAAAGTAAGGGGTAAGGCAGGTGAACTAGTATTTTTTGAAGAAGCAGGATCTTTCCCTGGATTATTAAAAGCATGGGAGGTAACAATGCCAACAATGAGACAAGGTTCAAAAACACTAGGACTTATGGTAGCATTTGGTACAGGTGGTACAGAAGGTGCTAATTTTGAAGCTATGGAAGAAATATTTTATAATCCAGCAGCATATGATTGTATGGGTTATGAAAATATATGGGATGAAGGAGCAATGGGTAGTACATGTGGTTATTTTATACCAATACAAAAAAACTTAGATGGGTTTATAGATGATCAAGGTAATTCTTTAGCACAAAAAGCTATAGAGTATGAAAAAGAAATGAGGGAAAAGAAAAAAGGTGCTGCTGATGCTAAGTCTTTAGATCAATATATAGCAGAACATCCTTTTTCTCCTCAAGAAGCTACATTACAAATAACAGCTAATTTATTTGATATAACATCTTTACAAGAACAATATAATAATGTAAAAGCTAATAATTTACATGCCATAGGTACTGTAGGTAGACTTTATTATGATGCTAATAATAAGGTTAAATTTAAAATGGATGGAGATTTAAAACAAGTGTTAAAATTTCCACATAGAAAAGATGATAATACAACAGGAGCAGTAGTTATATATGAATCGCCTTATAAAAATCAAAAACAACAAGTTCCATTAAATATGTATGTAATTTGTCATGACCCTTATGGTCAAAATCAATCTGCAGACTCTTCATCTTTAGGAGCAGCATATGTACTTAAAAGACCTAATAATATATCTCAACCAGATGATCTTATTGTAGCATCATATGTAGGTAGACCAAAAACACAAGATGATTATAATAGAAATTTATTTTTATTAGCTGATTATTATGGGTGCAAGATAGGATTTGAGAATGATCGTGGTGAAGTTATTGCTTACGCTAAACGATATAGAAAGTTACACAAATTGCAAGAAGAATTTGAAATGTTAGACAAAAAAGAGCTAAGAAGTAAAAATGTAAAACGTCAATATGGTATGCACATGACAGAAGCAAGAAAACGTCAAGGTGAAATATATATAAGAGACTGGTTAAACACTGTAAGAAGAACAGATGAAGATGGAAAACAATTATTAAACTTACATAAAATATATGACCCAGCATTGTTAACTGAATTAATTAAATTTAATCATCATGGTAACTTTGACCGGGTAATGGCGTTTATGATTGGTATGTATCATACTAGAGAATTATATAATGCTGAAGTGAAAGATATACTAGAAGATAGATCTGCTGATAAGTGGTTTGAAAGGAACTATTACTAGTGTTATATTTATAAAAAAGAACTAATAATTATCTTTGGTGTAATACCTGTGATAATTTTAACTAAATTTGTCCACTATGGGATACGATAAAATACCGAGGCAAAAACTGCCTCTATCTAAAAAGACTAAAAAATGGAGAGAAGAATGTGTAGAAGCTTACATAGATCTTTCTAATTCTGGGCGTAGTTCTGGAAATAATAGAAAAGATGATCTCCAAGCATTATATGAATACTATAACGGTGTAATTGATGAGACTGATTATAACTATGTTTTAAAACCATACGGTAAATCACGTAGTAACTTCCCTTCTCAATTACGTAACTATCCCATTATTAAACCTATCGTCGATCTTTTGTTAGGTGAGAAATCAAAAAGGCCTCTCAATTTCACCGTTACTGTACAAAATGCTGATGCTGTCTCTATGAAAGAGCAAGCAAAAATTGATTTAATATATCAAAGTTTTCAAAAACAATTTGCAAACGAATTAATTAAAAATGGAAATTTTAAAGGTGATGAACAAGAAGTAGAATTACCTCAACAAATAGCAGACCAATTTGAAGCTAGTTATGTAGATAATAGAGCTATAAAAGGACAACAAGCTGTAAACTATATAATGCATAGCCAAGAAATACATGATAAATTTCAAAAAGCTTGGTCACACTTTTTAATTGCAGGAGAAGTTTATACTCATAGAGGAGTTGTAAATAATGAACCTTTTTATGAAGTACTAAACCCATTAGATGTAGACTTTGATTTAGATCCAGATTTAGATTTTGTAGAAGATGGTGATTGGGCGTTAGTTAGAAAATATGTACACGCATCTAGTGTAATTGATACATATTATGACTATTTATCAGAACAACAAATATTAGAATTAGAAGAACCTAGACATTCAGAGTCAGATTCTTATTTTTTATATACTAACTCTATGAATAAAGATGCAAATGCATATAGAAATAGATTAATAGAAGTAGCTCAAGTATATTGGAAATCTAGAAAACGTATTGGATTTTTAACTTATATAGATCTTGAGTCAGGAGCAGTAGAAGAACAAATAGTAGAAGACGGATTTAAAATGCCTTTAGAAATGAAAGAGTCAGGGGCTAACCTAGAGTGGAAATGGGTAAATGAAGTATGGGAAGGTACAAGAATAGATGGTAGAGTATATATTAAGATACACCCTATAGTTAACCAAAGAAATTCTTTAGATAATCCTTCTGTTTGCAAACTACCAGTTAACGGTATAAGATACTCTAATTTAAACTCTACTAATATCTCTTTAGTAAAATTAGGTATACCCTACCAATTAAATTATAATATATACAAGTATAGATTAGAACTTGCTATAGCAAAAAGTAAAGATATTGTAGCTTCATTTGATATTAACATGATTCCTAAGAAATGGGACATGGATAAATTTATGTATTATGTAGAAGGATCAGGTATTGCATGGGTTGATTATAATAAAGAAGGTATGCAATTAAATCCACAACATCAATCTGTTATGGATATGTCTATTAAAACAATAGAGCAATACATTACTTTGTTAGAATCTATAATGCAAGAATGGGAAAAATTATCTGGAGTAAATAGACAAAGACAAGGACAAGTAGGTAGTTATGAAGGTAAAGCAACTTCTCAGCAAGCTATTGTACAATCATCTCATATTACTGAAGATCTTTTCCGTAAATTTAATAGAATGGAACAAAGAGATTTACAAGCATTACTAGATTACTCTAAAGAAGCATGGTTAACTGGAAAGAAAACTATGTATGTTATGCCTGATGGTACAACAGACTTTTTAGATTTAGAAAGTATGTCTCATATGGAATCTAATTATGGTATATTCTTATCAGACTCTGGTAAAGAGCAAGATAAACTAGAAGCAATTAAACAATTATCTCAATCAATGGTGCAAAACGGAGTACCAGCTTCAACTATTACAGAAATGTTTGATTCAGATAGTTTTACTCAAATTAAACATAAAATTAAACTAGCTGAAAAATCTCAAAAAGAATTAGAGGCTCAACAACAACAAGCTCAACAACAATTAGAACAAGCGAAAATTGCAGAAGAATCTCAGAAAAGAGAAGATGAAAATATGAATAAAGAGAAAGATAGAGAAACTCAAATTAAAGTTGCAATGATACACGCGCGAGATAATGATACTAATGCTCAATTAAATTTAGCTAAAGGTATGAGAGAGTTAGATATTAAAGAAAGAGAAGTTGCAATTAAAGCTCAAGATAGTATAGATAAAGCAGAAACTAATAGACAAACTGCAACTATTAAAAGAGAAGAAACTAAATCTAAAGAAAGAATAGCTAAGTCTAAGAATAATAAACCTGCTAGTAAATAATGCTAAGTTCAGAAGAACAGATGCATATAATCAAAAGCGCTATAGCTGAAGGCTATAAGGGCGAGATATTTAAACTAATAGATCAAGCTAGTGTTGAAAAAGGTGCTGTAGCACAAACTCAAGAACAACAAGAACAAGGATTAAGAGGGTCAGACGGCAATACTGCTATGGCTTTCCCTAATTCTGATGAAAATTTTAATACTCAAGGAATGGATTTTGAGTTAGATATGCGTAAGTATGATAAAGAAGGCAATCTAGTTAAAAGTTATCAGAAAGTTCCTCCAGGAATAAAATCTTTAAACATGGGGGAAGAAGAAGGTACAGTTATAGAAACTCCATCTCAATATCAAAAAGGAGGTGT